GTGCAGACTGTAAAAAGACTAAGGAAACAATAGAAAATTTCTATAAAAGCAATACTAGCAAAGATGGTTATAAAAATAGATGTAAAGAATGTCAAAAAGAATTTGATAAAAAATTATACACTTCTAAGACTACTTAAATTTTAAACTACTATTTCGGTTTAAAATTTATTAATTACTTTCTAGATCTGGAACGCTTCTTAGATCTTGATCTCTTCTTGGATCTGGATCTCTTCTTGGATCTGGATCTCTTCTTGGATCTGGATTTACAATTTCCATATTTGCTTTTCATTTTAGCAACACTGTCTTCACTAATAAACTTTGTTAAATTACTTTTACTTTCTTTACAATATGATTTTAAAGCATAACGTCCATTTTTCAATTTGACAACACATATATCACTAGGACTAACTGTAACTTTCTTTCTAAGAGCGACGCAATAAAATTGTTTTTCTTTCATTTTATTATATAAAATATTTTATTTTTATTTAAAAGAAAAAAACATAAGTTGAATTTTTTTACAGATGATTAGTTATAAATTTAATATCCTTATTAAATATTTTTGATAGCTTTTCATTACAATTATTCCAGTTCATATCAGTTTCTGTATTCTTAAGTGTTAATATATTATCATATTTGTTATGATCTATTTTTCCTTTTGAAGTTATATATATAATATTAAAGATCAAATTAGGATATTTACTTTTAATCATTTCTGTAAATTGAACAACATAACCAAATTCTTCTTCATTATTCAGTGGGTAATTTTCATAATCTATTCTATCTTTATCATCTTGTTCCATTCTTATTAATAATATTTTTTTATTAGAATTGAAAATATCTTTAATCCGTTGAACTTTTCTTTTTAAACTTGCTTGTAGTTTATTAAATGCATCAATATTAATAATATTCTTACCAGAACATATATTGTCAGCATGTTTGAATCGTAAATAGTATTTTTTATTTGTAAAAATTTTCAGATCTTTAGTTATTTGTATATTTTCATAATCTTCTATATTATCTAAGTTCTGAAAATCATTTTCAAACAAATTAATAATACCCCACATTGGTGAGCCAATATAGTCAAATAAATGTGTTTCTTGGTCTATTTTATTAAAATTTAAAAACGACTTTATGAAACAATTAGAACCCAAAGATAAGACCTTATCATACTTTTTAAATATTACTTGGATACTATCTTCAAGATTATATTGGAGTTTTATATGTGATTTTGTGTACAGTATATTACTATAATTATTATATAATATGTTCATTTATTTAAAAAAATAAAAATAATTTAAAAATAGTAAAATGAACATACCATTAAACTCGGTAAAAGCGTTTTTTAAACTTAATGGTAGTATAATATTATATACTTACCTTGATTATATAGTTTGTAAACTACAAAATAATTTTCTAGTCGATTTTACGTCTATGGTTTTAAAAAATTACATATTCATTGATATCATTAATTATAGATTAAAAAATGTTGATTGCATTCAAGAAGATAATAGAATACAACCAGTTGAAAAATTCTACGGCGAATTTCATTTCTTTTTATTAAGTTCAAGTTTAATAGAAACTTTAACAACATTAGTATGTAAAAAATACTTTTTAACACTTGAAGAAAATATAATAAATGATTTATTATTCTTTATTCCATATTCATTTTGCTTTGAGATATTATTCGATCTTTTCCATTACATAACACATTACCATGGTCATAATAAATATATTTATAGATACTTTCATAAACTACATCATTTACATAGATATCCTGTTTCAATTTTAACATTTTACCAACATCCTATCGATTTAATAATAACAAATAGTGTTCCAATATTTCTTTCGTTATATATATTATCTAAATTTCATCCTTCTTCATTTTTTATGTATAAATTGTTAACTGCGTATAAAACTTTTATAGAGGTAAGTGGACATTCAGGGAAAAAACCAAATGGTTCTTCCTTTATACAATTTTTTTGGTTGCCAAAGATTTTTAATATACAATTAACAACTGAAGATCACTATAAACACCACACTATAAACAATTGTAACTATTCTAAAAGGTTTTCTTTATGGGACAAGGTATTTGGAACATTTTATACAGAAGATAAAACAAAATAATAATTTATATTATATTTAATAAATATAAAATGACTAGATTACGAAAAGGCAAAGATAGAAATATAAGATTACCTAAAAGCAAAAGTAGAAGAAGAACTCGGACAAAATCTAGAAGAAGAACACCAAAAAGTAGAACTCGGAGAAGAACTCGGAGAAGAACTCGAAGAAGAACTCGAACAAAATCTAGAACTCGAAGAAGAACTCCTTCGACAAAAAGTAAAGTTAAAAGAAAAATCAATTTAAAGATTAAAGAAACTCTTGACGATGGAAATTGTTTCTTTAGCTCTATATTTAGATCTTTGCAAGAAAAGGATTTACTAAATAAATTTTATGATTGTTGTCCAAAACTAAAATCTAATTCTGAAGAATCATTCATGAAGAAACTAAGAGCTTTTATAGCTGAGAATATTGTTGAAAGTATATCAGAAATGTTTACGAATTTTAGCGATTTGGATTTAGACGAAGAAACATTTTTAGAAATAAGTGAAAGCGTTGGGGATATATCAGAAGTCTTAGCAAGGTTCTTTAACAAAAATAAGTTTCAAGCAAAATATAAAGACCAATTCATTAAAGCAATACAAAAAAGTATAAAAACTGATCAAAACTGGGTGGGGGAATTAGAAGTTTTATCTTTTCAAAATATTATTAATAATAATTGCGGTATAAAATTAAAAACTTTTAATTCACATAAAAACGCAATTTCCGATATTAGAAATGATAATAAAAATAAAAAATATAGAAATACACTATATTTATTAAATTTAGATTGTACACATTGGGTATATATCTAAATTTCAGATTCTTTTTTATATTATAAAATTGAATATTAATATAAACATTTAAGTTTATATTAATAACAACATGGGTGTTTATCATTTTTTTAGCTGGTTTAGAAAGAATTTTTCTTCCTGCATAGACAATATCAAAACTAAACAAATATTGCAAGATGTTAATATTTCCGTTGACAATCTTCTTATTGATATGAATGGTTTATTTCATAATTCCTCACAAAAAATTTATGAATATGGAAACTTTAAACGCAATCTTAGATTTTTAAAACATAAAAAACATTACAAAACTCAGATTGAAGTATTTCAAGACGTTTGTAGTTCTATCGAAGAACTTTTTGAAACTGTTAAACCTTCGAAACGTATAATTATGGCAGTTGATGGACCTGCTCCAGCCTGCAAAATGTATCAACAAAGGCAAAGAAGATACAAAAGTGTTATGGATAGAGAAGAAGATGACGAAAGTTTTGACAGTAACTGTATATCGCCTGGAACAAAGTTTATGGATAATCTAACCAGATATATAGACTGGTATATTAAAAAACGTATTTCCGAAAGTTCGGAATGGCAAAAGCTTGAAATTATTTTTTCAAATTCTAACTCACCAGGCGAAGGAGAACAAAAGATTTTTAATTATATCAGAAAATTCGGTATCAATAATGAAAGTTATTTATTACATGGGAGTGATGCTGACCTAATCATGTTAGCATTAACAACTCATATAGAAAATTTTTATATTCTACGCGAAGATGTATCATTTAATAAACCCGAAGATAATAAGTATCTATGCGTGAATATCGGTAAGACTTCTTTACAATTAACAGATATTTTATCATGGGGAGAATCTGAAAAGTTTCCATTTGATCCAAATAATGCAATTAATGATTTTGTATTTCTGTGCTTTATGCTCGGAAATGACTTCATTCCACACATTCCGGGTCTAGAAATTATAGAAGGCGGTATTGATACTATACTAAGTGTTTACAGAGATGTTGGAAAGTTCAATGGGCATATCACTAAAACTTCTCAAGACGGGTCTATATATTTTAATAAGATTCCACTTAAGATATTCTTTCAAGTTATTTCGGAATATGAAAAACCCGTACTTGAACATAAATTAAAAAATAAGAAAACGTACTTCGAAGATAAGCTTTTAGAAAGTTGTGCAGAATTTAAAGAAACATCTTATGAACTTGATATTAATAAATATAGAAAAGAATATTGCAAACAATATTTTGGTTCTAATAAGAATTGTATACTTGAAAAAATATGCCACTCTTATTTAGATGGACTACAATTTGTTATTACTTATTACACTCAAGGAGTACCAAATTGGAATTGGAATTTTGAACATCATTACGCTCCTTCGACATATATATTATCAAAATATATTGACACATTCACTTTTTCAAAACAAGAAAAAAATCAACCTTTATTACCATTTCAGCAATTAATGTATATTCTTCCTCCGAAAAGTTTCAATCTTTTACCTCCTCCATTAAATTTAGCTTACCAAGAAGCTTCTTTAAATGATATATATCCAGACAAAGTAGAAATTGATCTATCTGGTAAAAAGAATGATTATCAGGGTATAGCATTATTACCATTTGTGGATATTAATATTATTAAAAAATTCCATAATGAAAACATTGATTTGGTTCACGTGAAAGAATCTTCAAGAAATAAACACGGAAGAACATTTAAATACGCGTATGCATCTTATTATATTCCAGAAACTAAGAAATTCTATTATGGTGATATTCCAAATTATAAAGTAAAAACTAGTTTAATAGACATATAAATACTCTTAAAAGATTTAAAATTTTTTTCTAAACTATTATAGTTTAGAAAAAAATTATTATGTTTATTTACTATAAATGATATTAATATTTTTATTTATTGCAACTATATGTATATCAATTATTACAATGGTTATTATTATTAAGAATAAAAGCTCTACACCTAAACCAACGAGCAGTCCACTTATTTTTACTACTACATTAAATCCTACAACAGCATTCAATTCTACTACTACATTTAATCCTACAACCACATTTAATCCTACAACCACATTTAATCCTACTACTACATTTAATCCTACTACTACATTAAATCCTACTACTACATTTAATCCTACTACTTTCAGTCCTAATTCTCCCGTTATTCCATTAGACCCGGTAGTTCAAAATATTAAAAATATCTTTAGTTCTGCCAGTGTTAATGATATTCAAACAATCGCATCAAGATGTGGAGGAAATGATACAGGAATTGTATCAGCTGGAGATATACCAAAAATATGGGAAGGGTATAAAATTAATGATTTTTTTAATGCTATTAATATTCTAACTAAATTAGAAAATCCTTTATATTTAGGAAAGACTGCCATAGAAGGTGCTGTCATAATAGCTGGGATGTTAGGACAATTTTTAGAAGAAGCATACAATCTACAAATATGCGACGAAACTCCTTGGGGTAGTAATTGTCTTGGTGGTAATTGTAGTTGTGGACAATTTGGAAATGATTATACCAGAGGGGATGGTTATACAGGAAGTCCTCTTTGCGATCTAGATTTGAACATGAATATCGATTCAAAAAATAATAAAAATAATGGATTTCGTCCACAAGGATATATGGAATGTACTGGGGGAACTCCTACTGCAGGTTGTTGTTGGTGGGGTAGAGGCCCTACTCAATTGACAGGAAGACATAATATGAAAATATTTGAGGATTGGATAAATTTAAATTCTGCAATATTGGGGACTTTACAGGTAAGTATATGCGATAACCCCGGAATAGTATGTGAAATTGGTAGCAAAACTTCTAATGGTATATCTATAGTTTGGTTATCTTCTTTATTTTATTGGATAACTTCTGTTCAATCTAATGAAAATTTTAAACATCAATTACAAATATTTATGTCGTACTTACAATCGAACGGGAAATTTCCTTCTAAAACTACAGATGATTTAACTAAAGATACTCCAGCTTCTTGGCCTAGTGGTATTGGAGGTGCAATCAATAATAGTGTATGGTCTAATGAAGCAAATAATAATATTTCCAGAGTTTGTGGTTTTCTAAGAATTATGAGATTATTAAATTTGATGGAACAAGATTCTTCAAATGGTTCGTCACCAAATTGCGGAGTTAATCCTTATTTTGTACCACCGCATAATTGCTGTTCTTTTAATAATACTACATGTTCGGATTCTATATATTGTAATGTCAGTAAAACAAATTGTGATAATTGTTCTGGTGGTGTATGGATAGAATAAATATTTATTATTTTTAAAATAAATTAGAAGTATAATCGATTGTTAAATAGTTACTTTTACACCCTTGAAGATTTAAAACGCTGGTTTTAGAATCTTTATTTTCAAGGTTAGACTTCAAAAAAAAAATTGAATTTTTAATTTAAACATTTATATTTAATTATAACATAACATGTCAAAAGGATTAAATAATTTCTGTGAAAGTTTAGTTAATGGTTCAAATCCAAGATACACTTATTCTCAACCATCAATCGCCGAGCAAGTTGCTTGGCAAGTTAAAAAAGAAGAAGAAGCTTGCCAAACACTATATAATGATACAGTGAATAGAATGTATAAAGCACAATATGATACTTCATTTTCTACTCATTCCTATACTACTCCTTCATTTACACCATCTTTTTCATCTACTTATGGTAAGTTTAAGTATAGTTGGGAAAAGTGATAATTGAATTTAATATAAATGTCTTATCAAGCACCGATTCGTTTCCATTATTCCATATAATCCACCATCAACTTATAGACAAATCAAGAAATGAACGATGTTTGTGTGTATTAAAACATATATAAATTTAATTTTTAAATAGGATTTCTGTTTAAAAATATTAAGTGATAATTAAATTAAAAAATTGATTTTATAAATTAAATATCAGAATGCTAAGTCTAACCTTGAAATAAAGATTCTATAACCGGCGTTTTAAATCTTCAAGGGTGTAAAACTGCTAGCAATAACATCATTAAATATAGTAAAAAATATTAAAATATATCTTACTATGAAAATGTTATTGGTGGATTACCATTTCCACTGTTACCTTTTAAGGTTGTATTTCTCCTGGCATT